GGGGCTCATGCATGAAAGCGGTTGTTTCTTGGACAAGGTCCTCAGAAGGGGCTCCTAGCATAGCTGGGTCCGTGGTGACATCGGACTGCGCAACGACTAACCATTCGTTGGAGCGCTTCCGTCGTCGGTTCTTGTTGTGTAGTTTGCTGATGGCTTTCTCAACCACAACCGGGGCCATATCCCGAATTGCTGTGGTGGTGTTCGTTCGTTGGGTTTTTGTGCTTTTGCTAAGGAGTGTATTGTCGGGGTCTAGAGTATCCTCAAACTCATAGCCCTTAGGTGTTTTGTTGAGGCACAACCTTTCCTCTCCGTAAATACGGTCTTCGGGGGAACGCCCCATGGTGGTGGATCCCCAAGCATCCATTCTCACGTCCATTTGCAACACCGGTACATGGGACGCGCAGTCACTATCCTTGGGACAAAGCGATTCGGCCTCGATGCCAGGCTCGCTTGTGTTAGCCTTGAGTTTTGGTGACGCTTCCACGAAACGCCTAACCATCTGCTTCCACGTGGGTGGTGGGAACGCAGCCATCCTATACTCCAGCTCTCTCGATTTTGGAAAGTCCTCAATCAAATCACGCACCTGATTGAAGAACATCCTTCCGTGAAAGAACGCTTCTGCTTGTGCAGAGGCACATGCAGCCGCGAACTGCTCTTCCGGTGAAGCAGTTTTAGAAGGGATAGTGTAAAGAAGCATCTTGTAGATGCTAAGCTTGGAAAGCGCCGCAACCTTTATGCCAGGGAAAGCTTGGTGGTCCACAAAACTGCGCTTAAGGAAGGTAACTTCCTCAAGGCTGATGTATGGAACAGAAGGGGAATTCTTATCTGCCATGGTGTAAGTGATCCCAATCTTCTTAAACTCTGCCTGAATACTCGTGTGGTTGTAAATGGCGGCATCTGGGTGAACCTTGAGGAAGACATCATCGCCAAGTGTCATAACGTACACATTCTTGATGAACGACCTGGCAGCGTCTAGATACACGTGCTTGGGGGAACCTTCCAGCGTGACCATCTTAACATACGTGTACATGTGGAGGAGGTTGTTGCTCACACAATTGAACGGAGTTGTGAGTTGGTGGCCGGAAGCCTCACCCCCAAGCAAAGTTACGAGCTGCCCAAAGAAGTTAATCGTGGGGTTCGAGATGTCAGCAAGCAAGGTCTCCAACACCATAAGCTCGTCAGCATCATAGTTACCCGACTTCTCCGCCAAGTGGATGAAAACTTGGCTGGTGACGTTCATGACAAGGATGCTCAGAACAGATTCGAAGGCCTTGAAATCACCAGCAACCCAATTGTTGCCGGGTAACCTCTGACTGTTCTTGTACAGCTCATCCCACTCCTCGGAATGGGTATTCAACCCGATTGCCATGCCAAAAACATGCTTGCGCCTGACCATGATCCGACACATAGCCATAACACTCATGCGCATGTTGGTGAGAAACGCAACAGGACACATATAAATTGCTCTCGCCTTGCCAGCAGCAACCTTCTCCTTAGAGAGCATCTCATCCTTCATGCACGCATCATAAACTGCATGCGGGCGAATACCCATAGCAGCATTCTCCCTAATCTCATCAACCTCCTCAGTTATCACCTGGCTATACTTTCTGAAGCTGTACCACTCCTCAAAGTCTTCCGGGTCGCTAAGAAACTGCAACTTACTACCACGATGGCCATGTCCGGCGGATGTGGTGAATTTCTGAGCATCTACATTAGGCACACCAGGAAAGCCATTGACGGCAACTGTGATAGGGACTGGGTGTATGTCCTCCCAGTCCTCTTCCGTGAGATTCGCATCTATGTGCTCACAATATGCCTCCATACAGGCAACCAGTACCGATTCTGTCATAGAATGCGTAGGATGGAGATAGTTCTCAAGGATCATCTGGGGTTGTCTCCAGCCGCAGTTTATGGGGCGGGCCATGTTGTCCGTGATTGGGGGTGAGAACTCCCCCCCACGTGAGAGGACGTACCTGGCGTGAGGGGTGTAAGTCCCAGTAAACTTGGGCCTAGGGATGAACCCCCGAATCTGCCCATGGACCATCATATGCCCGTCATCATGGTAGTCAGTAAACAGCTTATCTGTCACCTTAAGTTGTGTATATACAGCAACTTGAGCAACAACTGCATTCGTACCAATACGACTAGGTCCTGGAACCC